AATTACAACAACATTAAATAATACGTGGTATGTAATATTTGTAATAAATGGAGTTATAGTATATCCATCTGCGGTTACAGAAAGAGAAAAAATAATATATGTAAATATACAGAGCAATTATACAGCGAACCAAGTGGCTTTAGGCATATATGATGCAATGCGTCCATATGGCACTGGATATGCAACGTTTTCTACTGGGATTGCGCCTTCTGCATGGACAGCGCTAAACATCTCTATGATTATAAAAACTTAAACATAAGGGTATTAAATATGTCAGCGTTATATAAATTAACAAAAGATATTACAGGAGCTACTAGCGGCGTATTAGGATTTACCGATGAACAGCATATATTATACTTTAATGATGCTCCGCCTACATTAGCTAGCGAAGAATACGCTAATCGCCAAATTATATCCGAGCAAATAATTACAACCAGAGGATTAGAAAATATACGAGGACAATATCAATCTATCTATGCTCCAACCACATATGAAAAATACGTAATAGAAATTCTTGCCGCTCCTCTTGCACCGTATCAGACAGGAATAAATAGTATAGTCGCGCAAATAAGATATTTCCCTGATCCTGCTGGGTCTCAGAGGGGATATTGCATATATAATGGTCAAACGATTTATAGGCTTATTGTAGGCGGGTCATGGTTTGTAGTTAATCTGCCTAGAAATGCTACCTATCCTATTATTGATAACGCATGTAATATATATTTTAATTTTTATAATCTCTAAGAAGGCATTTTTATAAAATGAAAACTATAATTAATCCTTGTTATAAAACAGATAATAAAAATATAAAAACTACGCCTTTAAAAAAAGATAGTTTTAAAATTAATTATATATCAAGCAGGGAGGGCAAATATTATAATATACCTAATGTTTCTGATGATAATATATCTTTCTATATCCCTTTTGCGATTACCAGAGATATTTCTGGAGCGTATATTAAAAATAACGCCCCAACCAATATTAATCCAGTTTCTTTTACCGCTTATATAAACGAAAGCTATAGCTCTATTACATATACGGGCCTCATTCCTGTAAAATGCTTATTAAAATACTTTTCATATGGATTAGATGTAATAACCGGTCAATATATGTCTGGAGACAAAGTATATATAAAAATATATAATAATTCTGCTTCTACTGTGTATGAAGCGATCGGGATAAATCCTGAGATAGTGACTTTAGTGCCTGGTAATGTTATGATGATTACAGGGGTTAGATATTTTGATACGAATATAGCTATTTTTTTTGAAGTTTTTCAATAATAATCGGAGATAGGCATGTTTAAAGGTATAATAAAATCTTTTGTGTTTGCAATAATATTTGCGTCAAATATTATCCAGGCAGACATTGATGGCCACAGAGCGGCTATTTTTTTTAATTTAACAGATTTCTTATCTGGAGCCGTTACTAAAGACTATTTAGAAACTAAAGGAACCGTTGAGTATGACATACACGATAAAATGACTCTTGGTGTAGGAGCTTCTTTTGTAAACAGCAAAAACACTATATATCCAGACTCTCGGTCTATCGTTATGTATTTTGACTATAATTTAATTGGCGATAAAAACAATCACTTTTTTATTCGCACCGGCATATCCCATAAGACAATATCTTTAAAAGACGCTACGCTTAAAATAATGCCTAATTCAGGTAATTTTATAACAGTAGACAATCAGAAAGATATGCATGTAGATTTAGCGATAGGAAGGAAAAACTATTTTGATAATAGATTTTGCTTACAATATGGAGCTGGAATTACAACCGACATAGACGGCATAAGTCATTTTAATTTTAACATTAAAAATACACCTATATCCTTAATAGCGTTTATTAAGATAGGATATTGGATTTAGCTTAATATATTAATGAAACTATATAATCATTAATGCCATATAAGTTTAATGTCTGGGGAATTACTTCGGCTATTGTATATGCGGTTATTGGCCAATACTTCTTCTTTAGTATAAAGTAAGCAAAAGCATGTTCAATTGATACTAAAGACGCTTTAAAGTCGCTTTTCTTAATATATGGCATTAATTCGCCAATTGAATTAACAATCAGTGCTGTCGACCATTTAGATGCCCCATATAATATGGCGTACTCGCATGGATTATGAGCGTTTGTTGCTAAGACATTACTAGCGGCCGCATAAGTAACAATTTCTAGGTAATTTATATCATCCCCAGCGTACCATTTTTTAACTGTTTTGCTAATGCATCCAGAGGATATTTTTCCTCCTATACTATCCCCAAAGATAAAGTATGCCGCTCCTTCAGATACTGACTTATCAATAAATGATAAAAATACTTTATTAGCAGAATTTGATATAGATTCTGGCTTGGGTGTTTTTTTCTGGTCTTTTATTTCTGAGCAGACGTTTTTTAGAGGATCTTTTATAATATATTTTGCGGACTCTTTTATTTCATTATTTGCTATTGCTTTACTTTCTCTGTTATCTTTTTTTTTATCTTTCTGAAAATAATATATTGGAATTTCTTTATAATTACTAATATATATACATGGTTTTAATGTTTTTGCGCGCACTATTTCTTTTTCTTTTATTACTTTGTCATATATATGCTTTTCAAACCCATTTATGTTTTTTCTTTTATTTTCAAGATTGACGTTTATATTTAAAATATATTTTAGTCCGTTATTATTATCTCTCTTGATTTCAGCGTTGATATCTATATTGTCTATATTATATGATATATAAGCCTTTGCGCCTAACAATCCTAGCGTTTCTCTATCCGAATAGTTATATATGCCTATATAACTAGATATATTGTTATTAAATTTATATCCTAAATTAATATCAAATCCTCCTATGGTTTTTTCTTGATCCAGATAATTTATTAAATATTTTTTTAATATTTTTCTATTATGATCTATTTCAGCTCTTAAGATAAAATTTCCTTCTCCATTAAAATTTTTTCTACCGCCGAATGGCATGTAAAAATTATTATTAATAAAAATTTTATTAACCCATGCTTCATATCCTAATGATATTTGCTTGCGTATATCTTTATCGCCCATGCTTAAATCATAAGAACAGTATATCCCAAATAAAAGTTTTTTTTCCATGCTAAATTTTCTGTAACCAAGCAATATGCTGTTCTCTTTCCTAGAAATAAAAGGGTCTAAGAAAAAAATACTATTATCATTTTTAATGATTGGTATTATTTTACTATAATTTTGATAAAAAGAATCGCAAGCAATTATATTGCTTTGTATAATACTAAACGCTAAGAATAATAAATAACATAATAAGATCTTTTTTTTGTCCATGTCTATATCCATTAGAAATGTTTATATTATAAATAAGGCTGTATATAGCCTAAATAACTTTTAATCTCTTTGATAGCATTATCTCTGTTATAACAAATTATATATTTTGATCCTGAGTTTTCTGCTCTTTTTTGGAATTCTATCTGTTCTGGAGTTTGTTTGTTTTTGTTTGCTTTAAACTCTATCCATAGATTTCTATATTTTCCATCATGAGAACTGTGATCAAACAAGAAGTCTGCTACCCCTTTTTTCATTCCTCTTCTATATGCTGCGTTAAACATTGACGCAGAATTTTCTATTCTTATCAAGCATTCAAATTTATCTTTAAGAGTATATTGAGCCAATTCAACAAAGTCTCTTACTATATCTTTTTCTTTTATTTTTACTTTATATGTTTTTAATTTCATTTTTATTTGCTGCGTATAGTTTAAACAAAGGAATTAATTTATTTTTTATACTTTCTATTATTGCGCAGTAATGTTCTTTATTAATGTTGATGTCTTTTGTAAGATAGTTAAGTTTTAGCATGCTTATGCCTACGTTTTTCGCTAACTCTCTTCTGGTAAAAATTCCCGTTCCTCTATAATCATTTTTTAATAACAATATTAATTTCCTGCATATGGTGTTGTTATTCACGGTAATAGTTTTTTTTATATTGCCTTGCGCGGGATTCCACGACGTGCATGTATATTTTCTAACAATCATTATTTAATATCCTTTAAAATGGTATATCATCAACCGAATTGTTTAAAGCAGGCGAGTTATTTAATACCGGCGTATTATTTTTAGGCAAGAATTTTACCACCTCTAGGTATCCATTCATACCTTTTTTAACTATAGCCTTGCCCTCAAGCCCCGTAAATGCGTCTGCTGATATTTGCCCATTATGCAATAAATTAGGCTCTCCAACGGATTTACAGAACTGATCTACTCTATATATAGATTTATCCGTAAAGAATAGGAATACATTAACCTTTGCTGTTTGTTTTTGTTCGTTAATAACAGACAGTCTAGCTACCATATAGTAACCAGATTTATCTGAATGCTTTTCGTCAGCTTTATCAACAACAAAACTAACTTTACCAGCAACGAAGTTCTGATGGTCGTTTTTGATATTGCTTGTAGTATTTAAAATGTTTTTATCGAAAAATATAGTCATATTGTCCTCTTTATTATGTTTTTTATTGTGTTTAAAATGTAATGTTTATTATATTTTTTATCTTCTGAAGCAATACTTGTATAAACAGAACTGGCAATATGTGTTCTCTGTGTTTCATTAAGGCATGAGAAAATAGAATTATTTAATACAATATTAATGAAATTTATAAATACACATAAACACATAGTTCTAGGGTTTACCTCATCCTCAAGCAATCTTCTTTGCTTTTTTCTTGCATTTTGTATGTTCCTGTTCCATCTTGATTCCTTTTTTTATTTCTGCTTTGGATATTTTTATTTTTTTCATAATTTTCTCCTATTGTTTTGTTTAAAATTTAGAGGTTCATTTAAAGATAGCTTTTAAAATGCCTAATTCCGCTTGTTGATACGTATAGACGTCATCATGAACTTTGGTAATCTTTCTGCCTCCTTTGCATACGTGACAATCTTTTCTTACCATTCTATATTTATGACTCGCGTCTAGTTGCTCACCGCGTGTTATACATTCTTCAACTTCTATTATTCCAGCCCCTTCGCATTTTTGGCATATATGCGTTTTTTCTTCAATATCTTGCGTAGAATAACCGACGGATTCGGATATTTTTTCGTCTTTAGACATATTGATCTGCCTCCGAGATTGATTTCTTTTTGTTATTGTATAATTTTGCTAATCTTTCTATACATCTATTGGCATAATCTGAGTCCATATCTTCTATTTTGCTTGCTCCACACTTTTCAAGCATTTCATTGATCTTGTCCTCTGTAATTCCATTGTTTACTAATAAATTACCAAGTTCATTTTTCTGTTGTTCTGTTATTAGAGATATAGTACTTGCGCTGGTTTCTTTTTCTATAATATCCTTGCCATATCTATCCGCTAAAGTAAGATATTTAAATACAAATTCCTCATCTTCAGTAAAAGTTGATAGTCTAGTTTTTATAACCTTTGCTATTCTATCTCTGCTTCCCTTGTCTTTCTTAATCTCTATAACTAGATCAAAAATATAGTCTAATTTTTTGTAAGCATCGTATGTTTGGCCAACTACTCCGCCATTTTTTTCATATACGTCTTTAGAATGCGCTGTCAATATTACATTCATATCAAGCTTATATAACATAGTAACTAAATTTTTTATAACTTTATTGGCTTTAACAAAATGCCGCTGATATGCTGTTCCAAGTTCTTTTTCTGCGCTTTCTAGAATATTAGCCCATACAGGAGTTATTGGATCAATAATTAATGTTTTATAATTATGTTGCGTATATAATAAAGCTCTAATCTCGCTTAATATCTCTTCATAATCGTCTGATTGAAATATAACTCCTCCTTGCTTTTCCAACATCTCTTTATATTGGCTATGCTCCGCTCCTCTTTCTGTGTCGATTAAATACGGCGCTGGAAATGACAGGGCAGCGGTTGTTTTACCTGTGCTAGCAGAACCATACATTAATAATTTAAGTCTTTTTTGAATTAATTCTGGTTTTTTACCTCTTAATTGCATTTTAACCTCCTATTATTATTTAATTATATATTTTTTGTTTTTTACAAATAGAACATGTATCTCCATGAGTACATTCCTCGCTATTTTTATTAAGATCTTTAATAATCATATTTACAAATGATTTAGAGGAATCTCCACAACAGTTATACGTATCTATAGCATGCTTTATCACGTCAAGAGAGAATATATTATTATTTGTTGCCGCCGCTACATAAATAATATCTTCATTAGCTAAGCATTCCTCTAATATTCCAATCGCAAGATTTATTAATGTATTTTTTTCAAAACCATCATCAATCATTTTTTTGGCTACGACTCTTCTTTCTATGTTTTTAATGTCGTCCATTATTATCTCCTGTTTTTTAATAGCTTTTAACATATGATTTATTAGGAATACAAAAGCTGCCTCTATTATTTTTGCAATCATTTGCGTATATATTTGATCTTATATTCGCATTAACAAAGACATCGTTGTATTTAGTTGTATTTTTTATTGTTCCTCTAAACCTTAATCTATTCAGCTTAATTGTTAATTTAGTTAATGATATAAGCATCTTTTCAAATATTTTATATCTGTACAGCCTGTTAACCAGTATGATATTTCTAAGAATGAATATTATATACATGTATTTTCCCCGGATTTAAAATGAGCATTAAGATAATCTATGGGAGCAAAACCGTCTTTATTTTTTGATAAAAATTTGCTTTTTAATTTTTCGTTTATAAAATAGCTATTTGGCTCTGGCTCATGAACATGAATATGTAAAATTAAATTAGAGTTTTTCAATTTATCAATATATTTGCTTAAGCTAATAAAATCTCCCGCAAGACATATAAAATGTAGCATTGAAGATCCGTTTTCATTTATATTATATATAGGAGAATGGTCGAAGATGTGATCTATAAGATCTCTAGCTCCGTATAATATGGCGTAATTTAAAATAACATTTCCATAACTATCTCTATAAGACAAGATATGAGGATTAAGATTATGAACATCTATATATTCTTTTGACGAAAGATGATGGTTGATACCGTTCTCTTTCTTTATTCTCTTTAAAATCTCATGAAAATGCAACTCTTCGTTATTCATTTTAACCTCCTATCTAATTGTATTTATTTAAAATATATTATTATTATCATTCTTTTTGTTTACGCTATTATTAATCTCCTTTTTTTCTTGTTGTATTTTGTTATATATTTCTTCTCTATGAACGCTAATATTTTCATGGGCATCAATTCCTATCTTTACAGACAAGCCTGATGTTGCAAGCACAGTTACTTTAATATCATCGCCAATAATTATTGAGCCGCCAATCTTTCTTGTTAATACCAACATTTTTATATCCTCCTTTTAAAGTTTATTTAATTTTTTATAATTTAGGCATCTTTTTATTAACCTTGCATCTGCTATATAGATATTTTTCGTAGTTAGAAGCTATTTTGTCTATTGTTCTTTTATAAAATAGGAAAATAGTTTTTCCGCCTTTGTACAAATACATAAAATCAGGCATTACTTTTTTATTATTAATATAATGACATACTCTAGTAACGGATATCTTCAGCTTTGTAGCTAATGCTTGTACGCTATATAGCTCTTTCATATCTACTCCCCCTCAATGCTGTCACACATTAACCATCCGAAGTCAGTAAGATTGTTAAGTATGTGTTCTAGAAATTCTTTTGCTTCGTCTTTGCTCTCAAAGAATTTTATATTATAGTTGATTCCAATGGAGCTATAAGTAGAAGCTATCAATAAATAATATTCCGACGGCGCAACGCTGGCGTCTATTGGGAATTTTATTCTTGTTCTTAATTCAATGCTTTTTACATCTTTGTTTCTAATTATAATCATATTATTCTCCTGTATTATTTGGCATATTTTCTTTTAAATGTCTTACTTCGTCATCAAAGTATTCTTCTATATCCAAATCATATTTGTCTATAATAATTTTAAATATCTTTGCTTGGTCAACAAAATCTAACTTTCCATATGTTAATATTTTTTCCGCCAAAGTTTTTCCAATCATGAACTCATAGTCATAATCTTCGCATTTATAATCCATGTATAATTTTGTTAAGCTCGCTTTTATATGCAAAGGAAAAGCAGAATATTTTACGTTTTTATCCCTTTGATAAAGATATGATAGTTCTCTAATTTCTTTTCTGAATGGATGCGTAGAATTTATTGTGTCAAACGTCATCCTGCTAATTGTTTCTCCTTGTATGCGATTGTTTTCTCGTTCCATATATCTCCCCTTTTTAATAGATCATTCAATTGTTGTTTTAAAATTCATGCAACATTGCTATTGCATGCCCAGAAGTTTACAGCATAAAACCATCTTGTCAACAACCATTTAAGAAAAATTTTAACATACTGTATGATATTGATTTTAATATTATAATGTTGCAAGCATTGCTTTCTTAAGCATAATATCTTGAGAAAATCTACCAGATTTTAATATTTTATACATGCCAGAGATAACTATATTAGGCTGATTGTCTTTGTCATTGTATAAAAAGTATGTATGTCCCAATGGAAAATCATATTCTCTATTGAAGTCATCGCAGTCTACGCTATACACGTTAGCTGGAACGCTATTAGCGTCTCTTGCCCCTGTTTGTCCAAGTCTGGGAGTAGTGGTCATATCCTTCTCGTTTATGATCTTGCTGGCTCTTAATGCCAGATCATCGTTAGCATGATAAACTACAACATTCCTAGATGAATCGCATATAACCGCGCCCCTATCTTTTATTTCTAAAGTTCCATTATTTAAATCGGCAGCAACTAAAAAAGTATTTCTAAAAATTTTAGGCAACCCTTGTGGCATGCTATATTTTCTCCATGCTTGCAATGTTTCTCTTAATACCCTATTGCCCATTGAATGGGCGAATACATTAATAAACTTATAACAATAATCTTTATCTCCAACAGAACTCCATTGGTAAAATTTATCTAATACGCGCTTAAACGAGAATCCGCTAACGTCTGCTGCCATTTGATCGTTCCAATATTCTTTGATTATTCCCTCTTGAGTATTGCATGGATATATTATTGGAATAACTTGGATAAAGTCTTTTTCTAAAGAATCTAAATATTGTTGAACAATTTCTATATCTTGGAAAATGCTGCTTTCTGGAGCAGTATGGAATCCATGTATAAATAAGAGTATTTGCTTGTATTGTGATGTACGCAAAGAATCAAAAAAGCTATCTCCTCCTATTTCTTGATAATCATCTTTTGCGTTGCGCTGACAAAAGAATACTTCTTGTGTAGGGCAGTTTTCAGTCAGCAAAAAATCAACCTTTCTAGGCAAAGAGCTGCCATCATAATACAATTGTCTATTAGTTATAAATAACATATTTCTCCTATATGATTATTGTTAGAGGGATTCAGACCATTTTAAATTACAAATATGATTATTAAGCTTATTGCCGTCAAGATGCTTTACGTATTTAAAATTATTATCATTTGGAAGATATGTTATGGCTACCAAATAAGATATAAGAAATTTATGCTGTTTCTTTCTTTTATATAAAGATATGGTTAACTGTTTGCGTTTTATATCATAACAAGATTGTATCCAGCATCCGCTCTTGTTACATTTGTTATAAGACCATACCTTGCCATTTCTTGCTATAGCATACAGCCCTTCAAAGTTAGGTATATCTTTTTTCTTATCGTCTTGGAATAAGTCTTGGATAGTTATTTGCATATGTATTTATAAAGATTGTTCTTCTTTTGCAGCCTTAGCTAGATCTCTTACAATTAATTTTTCTATTGATTTAAAAGTTATTTTTTCGTTTTTTTTCCTACCAATCTCTTATTATAGCTATTTCGTCTAAAATATTTTTTGGAATTTTGCTAGCTAGATCTCGCATTTTACCCCTATACTCCGTTATTCTTTTTCGTCCTTCGTTACGATCTGATTGCTCTATTTCAATGTAATAGCTTTTAATATATATATAATATATTTCTCTCACTATTTCCTTTACCCTTCTCACTCCTAAATCATATTCCCTGGCAATTTCCTCGTAAGATAAATTATCGTTATATTTTTTTAAAAAAATATTTATGTCTCTTTCGGGTATATCGGTATATATTTTACTTGCTTCCCTTAAATATGACATCGCCTCTAAATGCAAATCTTCATCTATATGTCCAAAATATTTATCATCCCGCCAATTGTTAATCTTATCTGGCGAAGGAAGATTGGTATATCTAGCTTTCATATTATCTCCAATTAAAACTTTATCTTTTCCCACGGCATTAAGTCGCGAGTAATAAGATTATTCTTGTACGCTTCATGTAATACTTTTGATATGTAAGGACTGCTAGGTGGCGACGATCTTCCCTGCTGAAGCAATTCGTTTTGTATTTCTTTAAAGTTTATTGGTCTGCTGTTGAATAAATCTATTATCTTTTGCTTTAATGTTTTCTCGTATTTTTCTACGGAGATTACGGTTTTATATTCCGAAAAAGATGACCTTATATTCACTGTTACAGGGATAAACTTATCTATACCAAAATATCTATTTTTTTTGCATTCCATAACAAATTTTACCTGAACCACGTCTTCAGGCAATTCCTCTTTTTCTTCTTCTGCTTCTTTTTCTGCCATATAACCAGACATGCTATATAGAGATATAATTGTAGACATGCTACGCTCTATTGCGCTTGTACCAAACGAAGCGTTGCCATGTTTTGATTCGTGATGAATGAATAAGAATGCTATTCCCTTGTTCGTATGTCTTTTGGTCCAGTCGGTAATTCTATTCCAAAAATCAACATCATTGGTTTTGCCGCTTCTAACAAACGATAGAATATTATCTATAATAACTAACTTTGGCGATCTGATCTTAATAATATCATCTATACGTCCTTGCCATAATGCAACTCCTAAATCTATATTAGCATTCTCCGCGTCGTCCAGAGTGCTGATTATCAAATTTCTTCCTACGAAATAGCTTACATCATTATTTGCTATACATCGTAAATCATTCTGTATAGCTTCAGCTTGTAGTTCTCCATCAAAATATAATACTGGTTCTTGTTTTTTACATTCCCACCCAAGCTCTAATATGCCTTTGCCTGACGCTATAGCATAAGATATACACAGCGACAAAAGAGACTTACCACAACCCGGCTTAGAGTAGAGCATGTTTAATGTACCCGCAGCCAGCCATGGGTATAATATTGGAGTAGCTTTGCAGAACTTTCGCTCTAAGAACTCATGCAGACATTCATGTTTTATTATAGATATTTCAGCGAATATTTTCTTTACCGCTTCTATTCCTTCTAAAACAAATAGATCATTAAAGTCCGAGGGAGATGTAGAGACGTTTTTAAACTTAGGGAATACAACTAATGCCCCTATATCCTTGGATGCTTGGCTGGCTTTCTCCATGCCTATATTACAAGAAGAATAGGCGTCATTATCGGCACATATGATAATATCATCATTTTTATATATATTTTTTATTATCTTGGCTATATTAACCAGATTCTCGGCAGAAAAAGATACTACAACTCTATATCCTGTAGCTTCGTATATAGACGCTCCTGTCGCGTATCCCTCACATATACATATAGCTCCTTTGGAATATTCATTAATCATAAAGAATCCAAACTTAGGGCTAGTTCCCTTCAAAAATCTTTTGTTGCCTTCTTGATCTATAAACTGAAGACTGATTATCTTTTTCTTGGAATTATAAATAGGAATAACTAACTTTGATGTATCTTCATAGAATATCTTAGCCCCACACGCTGATATCTTTTTCTTTTCTAGGTACCCATGTTTCATATCCTTATCTACCCTTAGGCATAATTCCCAAGCTTTAGCGGCATTTTCTTCCGCTTCCTTCCGCTCTCTCATTAGCTCTCTTATGCGTTCTTTTCTTGACGCCTCAGCTATAGCTATCAGCTTCTTTCTATCTTCGTGTCCTAGGGCGTTTATGGAACTATCAAACCATGTTTTAGAAAGGTATCCAAAACCAGAGGTAGACCAGTTTCCATACAGCCCCCAAGGAACTGGACAATTTACATTAAGCAGGTAGAAACCATTAGGATTATGATCTCTTCTGGATTTATCTGCGAACCTGTGGATATCTCCATCGGTATTGATATGGACAGGAAGTTCTACAAAATCTACGCTGGCGCAGCTAGTAAAATCTGCGATTATATCGTTAATGCTTTTTTTTATTGGTAATATAAAATTATCTTGACACGCAGTATTGGCAATATTATTATTGCTTTGATTCATAAAGTATCCTCAAGGATGCAAGCTGTTCAAGAGAGAGTCTTAAGCCAATAAAGACTCTCCTTGCTTTTCTTTTTACAGGTTAGTTTATATTTTATTAGATGTCAACGCTAAACATATATCTAACCAATCATGTATAACTCAGTATAAAAATCCAGTAATAAATCAAGCTGCAGCCCGCATAGAACAAGGGTTTTTTCCGTATAACGCGTTAGTTAACTAGACGTATAACTAGCGGTTAACTTGAGTTAACATCGTTTATTGACCCCTGTGTTTCTGTGGGATGGGGAGTGTAGTTAACCGTCAGTTAACCAGCAGTTATACTAGGATAGTTAGTCTGTATATTTGTTAAAATATATATATATATTATATATTTATATATATTATTATATATATTATTATACCCATACTTATACACAAACACACACACCCCTCTCAAAAAGCATATTTTTAGCGGCGCTTTTTATTTATTTAACAATAAAAACAATAATTTATATCTTTAAATATCCAGTTTTTGGCAAAAAACACGAAAAAAAGCGGTTTTTACATATGCATTTAAAGGCAATTTAAGAAGCATGGTTAAATTGTTTATTTTTTGGCTATATGCCCATCAGTTTTATGTTTTTTCTTTATAGAAGGCTTTTAAATGCTCTTTAATGATATTGTTGTGTATGTGTTGATGTCGTTGATTTCTTTGTTTGGATAAGATATGTTTTGTTTGGCTCTGTATATCAACAGACAGGAGATTATTGTTTGCCTGCCTAGGGTCAACTGGGCAAAATCCAGTCGGAGCCACCAAATCATTGGAGAAAATATAAATGTTGCCCGCTGAGGAAAGTATGATAAAAGATAATGAATATTGCAATCTTTGCTGCCATTCTCCAGATAGATTAAGGCAGGCGGTGCTAAAAAATATAATAAATTATGCCCTAGGTTTTAGTCCAGATAACCTTTGGTTAAAAGGGCAGGAAACTTTTAAATATGAAGATAGTTGTCCCGATCATAATTGCGCATATAAAATTATAGATGATCCTGTCTTTAAAGAAAAGTTTAAAGATATTTTTAGCGGCATGACAAATAATATTGGATAATAAATGAATCCACAACAAATATTGGCGCAATACAACGAAGCAGAATCATTACATCTATTAAATAGCTTTCCTTTAATTTCCAGCTTTATTAGGCGAGTAGTTCCAGAAGACAAAAACTTATTGCTTCGCGATCAAGAGTATGAATTGGCTCATTGCAGTTATAAATTTAATCTGCCAGGGTTTTCGTCTAAGCATGGATTAAATGAGTATATGGAGAAGTATGGAAAGCCATTGGCTATTCAAATTGGCGAAAGAATTGAGCGTAATATTCATAGTATAATTATGAAAGACGCAAAAAAAAGATACTCAATTGATTCTAATAAGGCTAAGGATGATTTGGGCGCCTCTATACAGCATGTATTTGATAATGATATATCTAAATGGAAAATAGACGAGCCAAGAAGATTAAAAGGATTTTTTCCTAAAGATATAATAGTAAATAATACAAACAATCTTTTTGTTAGAGATGACAAAGCTCTTAATTCTTGGGATATGGGAGATTTATTAGTTAAAGATTCGTTAGATAGCCATTACGTAATAAGATGCTTTATTCACCACAAAGAATTATATGCTGAGTACAAGGGGTTTTTAATAGCAGAAGATGCAATTGTATTAAAAACTTATAGACCTCCTTCTGGGTCTCCGTTTTTAAAAGACATTTATTATGATGAGGATACCGGCTTTAGCAAGCTAAAAGTATACGCGAGAAGTCAATGGGCAACAGGAGGATATGGAATGGTAGATGTAATATATTACAGCGTATACATCAATCCTGATTGTATTGTTTTACTGGATTTTGTTTAAGGTTTATTTATAAAACCACTTAAGCCATTTGTTATTGCGTCTACGCCATTCTCTAAGCTCTTCTAAATGATTAAGCTTATATTTCTCTAGCGCATCTAACGATCTTTCAACCAATGGACAGTGTATTTCCTTAGCAGGGTTTCTCATTAAAGGATATCGCGGGAGATCTGGGTGCGTTCCGAAAGAAGGATGCATAATAATTAAACCATGCTTAAGAAGCTCATTGAAAGCTTCGGCAGCCTGCGCATTTTCTTTTGGAAACTTATATAGATCATAAAATCCATGATCGTCGTCCCAGCCAAACACTAAAATATGTTCTGTCTTGTCTTCCACGGTTATTTACCAATGCTCTTGGTATGTCCCCATTTCTTCTTGGTCTTTTTAATCTTAACGGAAAAGTCATGCAATTGTTCTTTGTCCATCTTTAAAACGCTTTTATTACGCTTATAAAGCTTTTTAGGCTGATGCTCTGCGATAGCCATCATCTTACGTTGTTTTTCTGATTTAGCTGGCATATAATTCTCGTTGATTTTATAAAAAATTAATTATATCACATGCTTATCAAATAACAATGGGAGATAGCTTATGTATAGTAGAGCCGCTAATAAACGGATATGTGCAGGGATATATCGATAGAGACAAAACGCACAAGCGTAAATGCTCATGCGTATTATTATAAAGTTTATTTGTTTGCTCTTAGCTTTATTATTTCGGAAAAGAAACATCTCTCTGTTATAATATCTAAAAAGTTATCTTTATTAACGTGGAGATAATCAGGCTGATTTAAATTAGTAAAGCTGTAGCCGCGCCAAGATACCTCGCTATCATATTTTTCTATTAATCCCATTCTAATAAAAAATGATAGGCATTCTTTAAAATTTTGGGATGATTCTGACGTATAATAATAGCCTCCGCAAACATTATTAATCTCATTTATGCTTAATGTTTTCATATGTTATCCTCTTGGTTAGTTAATAAATCAATATAGGTATAACATAAGAACATTAAGGAAATATTAAGAGAATCAATTAATTAAAATTGCCGATAAAATGTTATATCGTTGCTTCTCTGGTAAGAAGAGGAAGTGCGTCAGTTAGATTATTTTTAGCTAAAAACTCTATTATCTTAACTACTTTTGTCTTATTTATTCCTAAATTCTTGGATATATGAAAGATAGAATAGCCGCTCTTTCTTAAAGCTAATACTTTAGTGTATAATTCTTGGCTGCCAAAGTTATTATTAATCATTGATTTATAAAAAAAAATAATATACTGTTATTGATATGAGCGATGCTACTATCAGTGCCGGATTAAGTAAAGAAGATATAGAGAACTGCGAGAAGTTAATAGACAATGGATTTTCTAATGTAGATCAATATCCAGATAGGTTTCTAAAGAAGACTGAAGTTAAAAGCTATCTTAACTCTAGGAGAGAAAACCTAGAGAAAGAGCATCCTCTTACTTACAAGAAAAAATTAAACCGATATAATGCCGTCTTGGATATAGTAAAAGACGAAGATATTAAAGACCTCTTTAAAACAATGAAGACTAATGAATTTGTGTCGTTAATGAAGTTGTTTGTAGATGTTGTAAAAGACTCTAATACCATGCAAGGTCATTTAGCTGCCGAGAAGCGCATCAACGCTAATATTTCTTTCGACCCAACGGATCTAATTGCTGCTATAAATCATTTTTCTGATAAACATTCTAAAAGGTAAAGGAATGAAAAACAAAACATACTATCAGCGATTTTGGATAGATTTACAATACAATAATAGGGGATAAAATATGAAAACAAAACATCACTGTTGTTTAGCAATAGATTATATACAAGAAAATTCTTCGCCTATATCAAAAAAAGTCTTTGATAAGACATACAAAGAGTTTAAAAAATTAATAGAAAACAGGCTGGGCGACAAAGTTATAATGAAAATCTGGCATGCAAAAGACATAAGAGGATAAAACATGACAATCTTCATTATCGCGTCTGTAGTTTTTGGTCTTTTCTTCTTGCTTCGTATAGCGTCTTATTTGCGTTATTTGGCGGATATAAAAGAATGCCTTCTTTCTCTTATTGCTGCTCTAAAAATAGAACGTAATGATACAATTAAAAAAGATATTCCTTAAATCTTTTATACATGAGCAATCCCAGACCAGAAGAAAACTGTCCTAACTTAATAGAAAATCTCAGCAAGCTAGATGACGAGATGATCGAGTTGAGAGCAAGGCTGCAGTCTGATCTAATGCTGTTTACCGGCATATTCTTCAAGAGCCTCACAGGAAGAGATTACATAGTGCCTTATCCTGAGAACATGGTGTCTCATGTTAAGCAGATATGCGACGCTCTCACTGACGTTCACCAAGGAAGATGTAAGCGTCTAATGATCCATGTGCCTCCTCGCGCAGGCAAATCCTATCTGGTCATTTCCTTTATAGCTTGGGCATTGAGCATAAACCCGCGCTGTAACTTCATATACGCCTCATATGGACACAATTTAGTTATTAAGCATACAAGCACCATACGAGACTTAATGCAGCTCCACAGCTATAAAAACATGTTTGGCGTTGATCTTTCTAAGGACACTAATGCTAAAGACTGGTTTAAGACTAGAGACGGAGGCGAGGTCATGGGAGCGGGAACAGGAGGACCGATATTAGGCAATGGAGCGGGAGTAAGAGGATGCAGAGAGTATTTCTCTGGAGCGTTGATTATTGACGACTCTCAAAATCCAGAGAAGCTATTCATCTCTAAGAAAGAATCTGATGATATCTATGACTGGTACGCTTATAAGGCGTTAGATAGATTAAATGGAATAGACTATCAGCCTATTATAATTATATGCCATAGAATGGGGAACAACGACCTTCCTCAGCGCATTTTGGACAACTCAAAGCCAGATGAGTGGAGGGTTATTAATATCCCAGCGCTTTATGATAATGAGACAAAATCATTTTATCCTGAAGAATACTCGGTAGAAACGTTATTAGACTTAAAGCATCGTTTTAAGTATCTTTACTATACCAAGATGCAGCAAAGCCCCTTGTCTCAGAGCGAGAACTTGTTTCCAGAAAGCAGTTTCGAAATAAAAGAAAGCGAGCCAAAAATACTATTTACTTTTATAACCGCAGATACCGCCGAAACCTCTAAAACGTATAATGACCCTACTGTGTTCAGCTTCTTTGGTGTTTATAAAGTCGACAGATTGAACGATATATATGGATTACATTGGATAGATTGCGAGCAGATATGGGTAGAACCAAAGGATTTGGAGACTAGGTTCATGCAGTTCTATTCAAAATGCTGCCATCATTCATGCGGGCCGTCTTTTGTCGCTATTGAGAAGAAGTCTACAGGCGTTACATTATTGTCGGTTCTTAAGTTATATCAAGGTTTAGAGCTTATTGATATTAACAGGACATCTGCAAGCAAAGATAAGGTTTCTAGGTTTATCTCCGTGCAGCCTTATATAAACAAGAGGCTTGTATCATTCACTAAGAGCGCGTTACATAAAGATATGTGTATAGATCATTGTATTCAGATATGTCCAGATGGCTCTCACGCTAGAGATGACATTATGGACACTCTATACGATGGCATTAAGCTAGGCTTGATAGATAAAGCTATAAACCAGAGATTTATACGATCAGAAACGAAGGAGCAAAGCGTAAGTTTCCTTAGAGATTTGGCTAACGACTTTACTAATATTCAACGCTTAAAAGAAGCTAGGTATAGATAACTATTTATATTGCTCCCATGGATTTAGCTTTTGATCTTTCTTATGCTTATGAACAAGATCAGCAGATTTTATAGCAAGCTCCGCCATAGTTCTGGCTTTTTCTGCATGATGTTTATCTAGGCTAATTTTGCTTTCTTTTCGGCGATGTTGTTCGTTTAAAGCTAGTTTAAGCCTTTCGGTTTCTTTGCCATAAGCATCAAGCTCTATTTGAGCTGATTTAATAGCCGTTTCTGTCTTGTTTTGCTGCTCTTTTAACTTTAAATGCTCTTGCTCTAGCATTAGCTGAGCAGCTATAGGATCAGGTTGTTTAGGAGCATTAGAGGCGGCCTGCCTTTCTTCTACAAACTCTTTAGCAAGAACTGATAGCCTGTCTCCTCCCCTTAAATTGCTTAGATTCTCTATTAATATTGGCAAGCCCTTGCTATTAAAGAATTCTGACAATATAGGCATGGAGTTTGATAGCTCTACAATTGCTTTAATGGTATTAGATTTTTGAGCCTCAAAGTTAACTCCTGACTTTACCTCTATATTTAATTCATCAGTGTTATAGTCCATTTTAATCGCGCCCAATTCTTCATCATTAATTTTAATAAATGATTTTTCTCCGTTCTTTAGTATTACCGGCAGCGTTCTATTGGTCGTATAATATAAGGGAATTAAATGCTTAATTATTTGAGCGGCATCCGACAATCCTTGTATATATCCTTTAATATAAGGCATAGAAGCTGCATTAGAATACGCGGCCGCTTGACTTAAAGCTACTCCGCTTATTTCGTTGTCGTTAATTCCAAGAGCCGCATCATATGATCCTAATACGTTCTGTATAGTCTTATCGGCAAGAGCAAAAGTATTGGTTACCTCTGGGGGAACTGGAGAACGCATTATTTCATTTGGCCTTGGCAGAGGAATTTCAGGATTGTCGTCTTTAAATGCGTTATACACAAGCAGATTGGCTTGCTGAACATTTCTATACGCTTCTTGATATTCTCCTGTTGGGATCCCTTCTTTGGGGGCCATGAATTTATGTTGTACTAAATTTTCTAATTCATTAGCTAGTGTTTGCCCAGAAAAGTTCTTAAGCTTTTGCATGCCTTTTGCTTGATACACAAAAGGTCTTACGCATTGTTTTTGTATGCTGGAAGAACTTTCTCTGTATTTAATGCTGTTGCCATCAACAAATACTAGAGGAAGGCATTTGTAATCTGTTTCTATTTTTTCTATTATTTTATTTTCAACAAGCCTGGTTCTGAATATCTTAGTTTTTTCTACAGTTCTTCTGTTTTCTATAACAGGCATAAAATCTTCATTATCTTCTTGTTTGTTTTTTTTGCGTATTTTTTCTATATCTATTTTAGTTTGGTTATATTTCTCCGATGAAATTATTGTTCCATCTGATAATAAAAATATTTCTTCTTCTTCTATTATTTTTTCGTAATAATCAGCGATAATTAATATATCTTCTCCCTGGCTTTGGTATGACCATTGAAACCCTCCTATATTATCCGATCGTATAAATTTTATATTTTTAGCGTCTATACCGTACTGCCCAGCTTCTTCTCTTGGCACTGCAAAATGCTCAACACAAAATCTGCCATCTGTTTTGCCCTGCCTTCTTGCAGAAGGATCGAAACCACACATAGTCGGATCAAATACCCTTGATAGCTTAATATCTTGGTCAAAGGTAGAGTTATTTGCATATTTTGTCTCTACTTTAAAAACGCTAAATCCACCAGAAAATAAATCTCTCATCACTTCATAAGTGTCTCCAGAACTTTCGGTATCAGACAAAATATGGCGAAAATGACCTTCTACTATATCTACCAAAAGAGGATCAGGAGGGCTTAAAGATTTAGAACTAACTGAAATGGAAGGCTCTTGATTAACAAATTCTCCTAACAGCCGAGATATGTAAGCTTCAAGTATATTAAATTCTAACACCGGCTTTTTAAGCGCGTTAAGCAGAGAAATATCCGCAGGCTCTAGCGTAGACACAAATATAAACTTTCTGAAGTCGTGAAAGCTTTTATAATTATCCCTAAAGTAATTATAAGATTGCTCTATATTTTTTTTAATTCTATTTAATTCTTCATGATTTTCAGAATGCTTTTTGTTTTCTTTAGATGTTATTTTTTGCATATAGCCTTGATTTTATTAATATTTTATATAGAAAAACAACAATTTATTGTTTAAAAAACAATAAGTTATAGGATTAATATAATATATTACATTTAAATATATATGTAAACCATTGATTTTATTAATGCGAAGTGTATATTGATTCTTACGCAGATGTGCGGATAAAACATCGGTCACTCATTCCTTAAAGAGGCATTACCGTAACGGGGTTAATAGTTAGAGATTAATTTATGACAGAACATAATGTTGATATTGCTCAGGATTCTAATGGTTTAAATGTTCAGCAAGACGCTAGACAAAATATTGTTGAAAGCTCAAGCAAAGGAAGCGGCGAAAGATTATTTAATCAATCCGAAGTAAACGAGATAGCTGGATCGGTAAGAAAAGAAGCTGTCGAAAGGGCAAAAAGAGAGTTGTACGCTGATTTTCAAAATTCTGCATCGTCTAGTATTTCGCAAGATAATCGTCTTACTAGAGAAGAAGTAACTAAGATGATTGCAGAAGAGAATGAAAAGGCGGCTAGAACTGCTATAGCTCAAAAGGTGGCTAGAGATTTTGTATCTAAGATAGAAAACGCTAAGGATAAGTACCCAGACATAGGGAAGATAATTGATACCTTGGAGCTACCAAATAATATTGAATTGGTAGATTATGTCACGTCTCTTGATAATACCGCCGATGTAGTTTACGAGTTAGGAAAAAATGGAATGCTCAGGGGCAGCATACTTGGTATGTTGCCAACAAATCCTAAGGGAGCTAGAGAGGAAATATTAAATATATCTAAAACAATAAAAAATAAATCTGCTGAAAACCAAAAAAGAATTCCTAAGGCTCCATTAAGTCAAATTAATCCTTCTACTGCTGGTATTGACAGTGAAGAATTAACTCTAGCGGACTTTAAAAAACAGTCGTGGCTTAGAGGATAGATTTCTAAATTGTCTTGCCAATAATTATAAAAATTTAATTATAAAGGTGAACAATGCCTCTTCCCGCTCCCGTAGCTGGTCAGAATTTACTGAACCAGGTACAAACTTATCAAATGAGCGAGCTTGCGTATTTACAAAATACATATGCTCAGATCGCTACTTACAACAAAAAATTTAAAGATTTTGAAAAATTAACAGGAAACTTAGGATCTTCTGTAACTTATGATGTACAGCCTAGATTTTCAACCAGTACTTCATTGATAGCCAATTTTCAGACGGCAGCGCAGCAAGTTAGAACTCTTACTGTAGACCAATCATGGAATACATCTTATCAGTTTACTTCTGAGCAGTTTATTTTCCAAGTTAAAGACTATATGGAAAAGTTTGGAAAAACAGCAGCGATAGAGCTTGGGTCTAAGGTAGAGAGTTATATTTCTAGCAAAGCTACTTCTAGCATTTATAGATATTTCGGCGACGGAAATAATTCTATAAACTCATATGCTCAGCTAGCTAATGCTGTTGCTCTGTTACATAATATTGGCGCGCCAAGAGGAAAGGTCAAAGGTTTCATTCCAGATGTTGCTGTGCCAGCAATCATATCTAATGGATTGTCACAGTTTGTATTAGATAGAAATAAAGAGACCGCTAATAGTTGGGAGCTAGGTAGCTTTGGAGGGGTTGATTGGTATTCTTCAAATCTATTAGATTCTCATCAATCTGGTTATGGCGGAGTAAATAGCACCTTATTAACTGTAACTGGGGTCTCCAGACAGCCAGACGGTGGCATTGCTAGCTTAACGTGCAGCACTGGTGGATTAGCCGCTACTCCAGGTTTCTTGCTGGCTAACGACGTTCTGAGGTTTAATGACGGGGTTGCTGGGCAAGCTAATGTTAGATTTCTTACTTATAATGGCCAAATAGCAAGCGCTTCTCCCGTGCAAATAATGTGTTCTGCTAATGTAGCGTCGCTATCAAACTCTGTAACATTTAGCTTTAGCCCTGTGTTATATGATGCTTCTTCTGTAAACGCTGCTACAAATCCAATTTGGTATGCTGATAACGCTAAATATCAAAATGTTAATATCACTATAACAAATGGCATGCAATTAAGTATTGCTAAGTCTCATATTGTTGGATATTTAATGGCTGGAGATGCAGGCTTTTTGTCTACGCCAAGATTGCCAGACCAAATTCCATTTCCTACATCTAATTTAGTTGATCCTGAGACAGGTCTATCTTTTAGAAAGTATTATGGTGCTAAATTTGGTCTAAATCAGATGGGATTTGTTAATGATATAATTTGCGGGGTAGATATTGTTCCAGAATATTGCCTTAAAATATTGTTCCCAATTGCCACTGCTACAGTTTAACTATTTTGTAGATATGAGCCAGCCAATAACTGGCTCATATATTAAATACAATGCCATATACATCGTCACAGCTTATAACTTATGCTTATTACCTATCTGGGATTGTTTCGCGTGGAACGCAGACGGTAACAGGAGAGCAATTGGCCGATGGTTTAGACTCTTTGAATATGGTTATTGCTAGTAAATCTGTTACCTATAAGCATATTCCTTATTTTAAATCTGTTGATATAACCGCTAATGTCGGGCAAGAAAAATATTTTATACCTAATCTTTTGCAGATAGAAAACGCATCTTTTGTTATAGGATCAGTTAGATATCCGATGTTTTATTTAGACAGAAATAGCTATATGGGGTCTCCTAGAGCTATGAATATTAGTTCTTTGCCTTATTCATATCATTTTGAACGAACTATAGGAGGATCTAATATATATATATATTTTCTTCCTAACGCTTCTTATCTAATAACAGTTTGGGGTAAGTTTGGTTTTGATTTAGTTGAACAAAGCACTGACCTTTCTGTTATATGGGATATGTTTTATATTAATTATATGAAGTTTTGTTTAGCTGAATATTTGTGTTGCCTGAACGGAGAAATATTTTCAATAGAAGCTAGGTCGATGTTAAAATCTATGGAACAAAAGCTATTAGATATGACGCCTATAGATTTTACCATGAAAAAATACTCGAGTTTTGTTACAGACAATTTTATGGGTTATGGTATTGCGAACTTAGGAACAGGATTTTATCCAACATGATGATGCCAGAAATAAATAGCTCTACAGATATACCAATAAAGATTGTTGGCTCTAGCATATTTAACAAGTATCCAAAAATATCAGCGGAACAGACGTGTAATATGATTATTTCTGATGGCTGGCTTGTGCCGTACGCTGGTTATGCAAAATCCTATACTTTTCCCGTTACTGATACTAAAATTGATATAGGCAGGGGAATTTATAACAGCGTTAGATACGGCATGATGTTTGTTGTTATTGGAGAAAATATATATAAAGCTAATAGTCAAGGACATTATGAATGGGCATGGAAAACTAAATCTATCAATACTACCCCTGTTTATATATCGGAAAATAATAGCGGCCAAATTGTATTTGTAGACGGAATAAATTCTTGTATTATTATTTTTAATTATTTAACTAACCATTGGGAAACGTTAGATATAGATTTTATTCCTAGCTATATTGAGTTTCAGGACGGATATTTTATAGCTCCCGTTAAAAGCAGCCCTGTTTGGAGATTATCAGGAATAAATGATGCTCTAACATGGAATATTTTCGACTCCATGAAGTTAGCGTTAGAGGCTGATAATGCTGTGGCGGTTATAAAATTACCCAGCAGAGGAGGACAGATTTTTGTTTTTGGAGAGGAATGCACGGAATCATGGGTAAACGTTGGCTCTAGTTTATTTCCATATCAAAAAAACACCGGATATAATATAGATTATGGCTGTGCTGGATCAGAAACTATAGCATACAGCGAAGAAGTAGTTGTATGGTTAGCGGTAAATAAGCATTCTAATCCAATTATAATGTATAGTACGGGAGCAGAAGCCATTCCAATAACCACTGATGGCATTAGTTATAAGCTATCTATGCTTTCTCATCCTGAATTAGCTTTTGGGTTTCTCTTCAAGCAAGACGGTCATTTAATATACCAAATTACTTTCCCGGCTCCAGATGATAACTATTCTTTGATATATGATTTTTCCACTAAAATGTTTTTTAATGTTTCAGATGTGAATTATAATTTTCATCCTGCTAGACATGTTGAGGTATTTAATGGAAAGTATTATTTTATAAGTTACAAAGATTCTTGTTTATATTCTTTAAGCTCTGATAATACTACGTATGACGGAGATATTATTCCGAGGTCAAGAATAACTAATACTATAAGAAAAAAAGATGCAACAAATTTTATACCTAGAAAGCTTACTTTTATTTGCGAACAGGGGCAAAATGTTAATCCAGCAAGAATTGATTTGTCTATATCTAGGGATGGCGGTTTTTCTTACGGCGGAGATGATAGCGTTGAGATGAATCCATACGCACAAAGAAAAAATACCTTGGTTTTCAGGAATCTAGGACAATGCAATGAGTTTACCGCAAGATTAAGATTTTGGAGTAGCGAAAGAGTTCTTGCTAGCGACGGCTATATAAGCTTAAGACAATGAACATACCAAATTTTATAGATTCAAAAATAGTTGAAGCCAATGGATTGTTAACCGCTGGATGGAAATTTTTATTCATGCAGTTATTTGATCAGATGCATAAAAATTTATCAAACGAAGGTTTTGTTATACCTTCTTTGCCAACAACTAAGATAGATAAGCTGTCTAAATCTATTGACGGAACGCTTATATATGACAGCACTCTAGGAGTTTTAAAAATTAAACAAAATGGATCTTTTAATATTATATCAACTACATAACATGGTGCTATATGGGTTTTTTTAGCGATATCGGTGATTTTTTTTTCGGCAATGATGATGCTGAGCAGGCGCACGCAAGAGCAAGAGAAGCTGATGCGCAAGCTCGATCCGAGCAAAGCAGAGCTTATCGAGAAGCTATTGGATATATTAAAACTGTACCCGGTATTTTAACTGAGCATTACGGACCATATGAACAAGCTGGAAAAAGGTCATTATCTAGCTTAGAGGACGAATATCAAAAAATGTTAAGCTCTCCTCAAGATATTTTATCTTCTTTAGGATCAAAATATCAAAGCTCTCCCGGATATCAATTTAGAAGAGACGAAGCCTTGCGAGGAATAGATAGAGCCGCAGCAGCGGGCGGAACCCTGGGATCTCCATTACACGGAAGGTTGGCGGCAGAAACAGCAACAAACGTAGCTTCTAATGATTATTATCCATATCTTGAGAATGCATTGAGATTATATAGCTCCGGATTGGGGGGCATGGGAGGATTATCTCAGTTGGGATATAATGCCGCATCAAATATTGGAGACAACATATCCAATTCAACGCTGAGCTTAGCTAATCTTGGTTATTCTCATGGATCAAACGAAGCCAATCAGATACGAGCGTCACAAGCGTACTTAGACAGCTTAAGACCAAAAAGCACATTTGGGACTAACGGTGGGATGTTTAATGATTTACTTGGAAAATGGTTAAATAATACCTCTGACAGTTTATCTCCACAAAGTATTTTCGGAGCTTTAGGAGCTGGAGCTGGTGGAATGGGCATGGGAAGAATGGGCGCAGGAGGAGCTAACATGGGCGTAGCTGGCTTAGAAGGATTGTTAGGCAATTTTACTGGCTATCAAAATCAGAGCCAGAGACCCAATCAAGGATATAACGGAAGATATTGGGAGCCTAGATATTAAAATAGACAATAATTATGCCAATTCCAGTACTAACATTTCCATATAAAAATTTAGAGCAACTAGCTCCTCAAGTTCCCATAAGAGCGGCAGGAATTGCTGCGCAAGCCGCCGAAGCAGATTTGCTTACAAAAGCAATAGAAAACCAAAAAGCCATGATAGCTTTAAAATATGCGCATCCAGAGATGTCAGAAAGATTAAATAAGATGAGATTGGAGAATAGAAAAAGAGAGTTTGAGTCTAGTCCGCAAATGCTGGAAGCTCAATTAGCTGAAGCGGCCATGAAAGCTCCAAAGACGCAAGCCGATATAGAGAATATATTGTCTAATGCTTTTTTGCACAGAGAGATGGCTAAAACAACTGCTCCTAGGGCGCAATCAGACATAGCAAGTTCGTCGGCTCATGCAAATTATTATAATGAACAAGCTAAGAATCTTCCTTTAGAGCAGGCTTTAAAAGAAAGAATGTTCGAGTGGCAAAAGAAAAAATTTGAGAACCCTAATATAGCACAGTTAGGAAGATTGATGTCTTCTATGCCTGTTGAAATGAGATCGCAATTCTTAGCAGAAAATCCAGAATTTGAAGATATGGTAAAAGCCAATATTGGTCGAATAGCTGGAGGCGCTCCTAATAATGCAGAGAATAATTTAGGATTAGAAAAAGGCCTTGGCGCGGAACAAGGAAATATAAATCAGCAATCGCCAGATATTTTAAATGAAGGCATGAATATACAAGGAGTAAGCGAAAGACTAGCCCCTATGGAAAGAAAAACTCTAGGCAGATATAACAGCGTAAACAATAGAAATGTCGATGCAAAAATAAAAGCTAGAGCAAGCTCTGCTATAGCCAATGAAAAATGGATGGATGAAAATAGAGAGAAATATGGTCAAAGAATGGCTAATGCTGCCATTTACTCTGGCATTAAAGGAAAATCTCAAAAAATAGCTGACGCTATAACAAAAAACCATCCAGAAATGTATCAAGATTATTTATGGCTAAAGAATAATTTTAATACATTCGCCGGAAACCAAGTAAGAATGACGGAGGGAATGGCGGCTAATAAATATACCTCGGAAGAGTTAAGCAATATATATAACACAATAGACTGGGATAGAAATCCCGAGCAAGCTGTTGAGCTAATGAATAGAGCTTATCAAGACATTAAGTCTATAACTAATGGTGTATTTAATGCGGCAGAACCTATACATCAAGGTGTTAAGAGAAAGTTGCATGGGCTGCCAGAATATAATCCAAATGAAGTATTAATAACCAAAGAAATGTTAGATAGCGCTATGAGCAAAGCGGCAGGCAATAACAATCAGAAAAATATAAAATCTGCGAGACCTAAAGATGCTTTCAGCGATAAAAATATTGCTGACGTAGCTAAAAAATATGGAATGACTGCAGATCAAATGAAAGATTATCTTAAAAAGGAAGGGGCAATATAATGTACGATTTTGTAGAAGAAATTGAAAACAGAAAAAAAGCAGCGCTACAAGAGCTGCGGGGAAGAGATAAGTCGTCCCTTAAAAATAATCTTTTAGAAGCCCTAGGAGCTGCAGGCAGTTTTTCTGCTGGAGCTGCTCATGAGATAGGAAGGCTGCCTACTGGCATATTAAATGCCGTTGGTTACGAAACTACAAACCCTATAGGAAAAGAAGATACGACAGCGTTTACCTTAGGGAGAATAGCTCCTCCGCTTGCTCTTGGCATGGCTACCGCCGGTTTTGGCAGCTTGCTTAGCAAAGCTCCGTCGATAGCTAAATATGCTCCTGCTTTAAAAGCATTTTTACAATCTAAATCTATTATGCCAGCAGCAATTAAAACAGGCCTAGGGGGTGCTGCTTATGAAGGCGCTGCCGACTATGAAGATAGACTAGGAGGAGCGTTAACTGGCTTAGCGGCAGGGACTGCTGGAGGATACATTGGTTCTTCTGCTATGGCTATACCAAAGATTATTTCCAAAGGAACTCCAAATACCATGGCAGCGTATATATTAGAAAAACTTGGTCAAGGAGCAAAAGATGTCGAGGAAAACTCAAGACGATTTATACAAGAAAATCTTAGGCATAGCGCAGCTATTCAGCTTGATAAAGCAAGAGAAGCTTATAAAGAGCCAATAGATTTTGCTAGAAAATATAAAGTTCCGTTTAATGATATAATAAAAATGTTTATGGACAGCGGAGTAAAGCCTGCTGAATTAATGTCGGGCATAAAATCTAATAGCAAAGAAGCTTTTAAGAATTTAATAGATAATCCTACCCTAGCTAATGTTCATTCTTTGCAAAGCAAGCTAGGAAAAAATATAGCAGAAAATACAGGCTCTAAGCAGATAGCTGATAAAAGAATTATTAACGAGTGGGTAGATTTAAGAGACAAACTAAAAGGATATATATCAAAAACTTTAGAAAAAGAATCTCCCGAACTAGCTAGTTTATATTCTAAAGGATCAAATATATGGCAAAAAGACTATATTCCATATGTAGAAAGCAAAGCAGCTAAAGCTTTGCTAGAAAAGAGAGGAAATCAGCTGCCTTTAAGCAGAAAAAACATGCACAATTTGTTTACCGATCCTTCAGAACAAACTTTAAAGGTGTTAGAAGATTTGGGAGAAGAAGGCAAAAATAGATTGCTATTTTCCAGATTTGGCGATCTATTAAATAGCAAAAGACCTGCTAAAGAATTAAGCAATGCAGTATCAGAACTAAAATCAGCTCATCAATCAAGCTATTCTACGCCCGCATTCGAAAAGCAGATAGATGAGTTAAAAAACATGCTATATTCCAGTTATTTGCTTAAAGGTATAGGCGGTTTAGGTTTAGCTGGTTTAGGTTATACAGCGCACAAAAATTTACCATCAAACATTTTGGGTTTTTAATATGCCATTAGATAAAAAATACATTTCATTAGGATATCTGCAGAGTTATTTTGTGGACAAAGATGCTGGCAAGCCATTGTCTGGCGGTAAAGTATATTTTTATAGAGATAACCAACGCAATATTCGTAAACCAGTATATCAATTAGTTGGCCATCCAAATGCTTATAATTATAATCCGCTTCCCAACCCTTGTGTATTGGGCATCAATGGCACATTTATTGATGACAGCGGCAACGATATAGAAGTGTATTCTTTCCCATATATTATCTCTGGCGACTCTGCTAGCGACGATTTATATTATATACAGGTTACCGATAAAGATGGAGTAACGCAATTTACAAGAGAAGCCGTTCCTTCTGACATGACAGGCATAGAAGACGAAATAAATCCAGTGGAACAAGCATATCAGTATAATTTTTTAACCAACGGGCAATTTAATATAGTAAATTGCGATTTACAACTAGACGTCTTATATTCAGGAAACACCAATAGAGGAAATTATCCTTATTTTTCTGGCACTACACTTTCTTCTGCAAAAGTAATGCCTATTCTTGGCAATCCTAGTTATATTAAAGTTGGAGATTGTTTTTTATTACAAAGCAATTTAGACGGCAGCACTACTATAAGCATAAAAACTGATAAAAATAATCCAATAAATGGTTTTTGGGCGATAGAAGCAAATCCGATGAATTATTTTTGTTATAAAACCAGCGTTACGACAGGAGACAATTATAGGTATTTGTTTGTTGTAGTGGATAAATTACCTTCTCTTTCTGGCTCTAATATGGCCGCATCATGCTGGGTTAGTGCTAATTTAGCCGGCAATACTTTGTCGGCGGTCGTGGCTCAATTATATTTAAACAACAATAACAACTCAATAACCATTACGCCGCCAATGGTAAGTAATAATGATATATTGAAAGTAACTTTTGAAAAAGCATTGTTTCAATTTCAAGTTCCTCCTATGAATGATAGTGAATATAATTCATCAGGCGGTTATTTATTAGTTGGGTTTTCCTTGCCGCTAAATACCGAGATAACTATTAACATTACTGATTTACAGTTTTATAAGATAGATATCATAGGAGAAGAGGCTAAAGATTATCCATATGCGGCTTATGATAAAGTATATTCTACAACAAATAGAATGCCGGAGATATTGCCATTTACAAACATTATAAATTCTTAT